GGTTGAGGTCGAGGATGTCGATGAGCTGGAGTATCTGGGAGCCCGCGACCGAGGCAAGGTGCTCGAGTTGGCGGGCGACCGATACGAACTTGCGACCGGCAGCGGTGGAGAGGATGGCTTGTTGGCCCACGGTGGAGACGCCCTGTTCGCGCACGCCTGCAAGAGCGCGGGAGAAGGTGCCCTCTTCGATGTCGCGGGACAGCCATTCTTCTGTTTGGAACATCCAGCGCGGTAGTTGGGGGATATCCATGCGCCAGACGTCGCCCCGGTCCTGCATCTCCACGATGTCGCCCTGGTCTAGCTGGTCGCGTAATTCTTCTGCGCCCATGCGAGTGCCGATGGGATTGAAGGTGGCGTCCATGAGCGCGTTGTGGCGGCCACTGACGGCCTGGGCCTGGGCACGCAGGTCACCCATTACGGAGTCGAGGATGCCGACCGCGAGATTGGCGGGGTCTATGCGGTCGGAATCGGTGGGTTCCTGCCCGAAACCTGCGTAAGCGTGAGCGTAGGGGACGAAGCCCCAGGTGTTCTTCTCTACGAAGAGCATCTTCTTCATGGTGGAGTATTCGCGCCCGGTGCCTGCGACGTAACCGGAGGCCATCATGGCGTGCCAGCACTCGGTCCAGTACTCATCTACGAGTATGAGCTCGAATGGGCGGTTGTTGCGCACTTCCCAGACATCTACAGGGCGGCCACGACCCTTGCGGGCCATCGTAAGCTCGTGGAGGTCCTGAGAGAAGCGGCGAGCGTGGCGTATGGCTATGCGGGGGCGTTTCTCCCACGGATCGAGTAGGATGCGGGCTGGATGGGGCGCACGGGTGCGAAAAGGCATCGCGGTGCGCCTATAGTGGTCGTGGAGGCGTTGATTGGCTTTGAAATCGTCATCCGACTCGTCTGGGCCCTTGGTGGGCTCGTTGGCACGGCGTTGGAGGACGTTGGAGTCTAGTCCGAGCTCGTGGATGGAGTAGCCTAGATGGACCAGGTTCTTGCCTTCCTGCTTCCATGTCAGGGAGGGTTCCAGGAGGGCGGCCTCGTCCAGGATGGCCTTTAGCCCTTCTTCCACGCGGTCAGCGTTGGCGCGGGACTCTTCGGATTGGCGTGCCGGGTGCCGGTGAGGCGTGGGTTCAGAGGCTAGTTGGTGGTCTACTGCGTTGTCCACAAGGGAGGTGGGACGGGCCGGTTTAAGCCAGCCTGGGCGCGTGTGAGATTCCTCGCCATCCCATACGGAATATGAGCGGAAGTAGTAGGAGTCGTATTGCTCCCACTTGCGATGGGCGTTGGTCCAGACCTCTTTGAGGTGAGAACGGTAGGAGTCTATGACTGTTGGAGTGGGTTCATCTTCAAAGGTATGCTGTTGCATCAACCCCACCTGCTTGACCAGGATCGCCTGCTGCTGCGGCGGCGTGGTGTGTCGGTACGCCCACGGTCTGCGGCGGACGGACGGGCCATGGTGCGTAGCTGCCATGCTATGCCTACCGCCATGGGATAGTCGTCGTGGGTGCCAGATTGGGCCTCTATGCGGCCCCTCTTGTCTGGATTACGGATGACGGTGAAGAACTGGGCCAGGCCGGAAGCGTTGGGTATGGTGATGGCACGCGCCTGTATACCCTCTATAAGGTCGCCCCAGAGGACGTAGCGGGACCCGCGTGTCATACCGGAACTGTCGTAGGTGTGCCAACCTGGATGGGCGTCGTCACGGTAGTAGAGCCGCCGGTAGCGCAGGTCCTGAGCCGTGGTTATGGTGAGGATGCCCCAGTCATTGTCCTCTATGCCCCAGATGGGCGAGCCGTACATGTTGAGGAGCTCGACGGAGGCCACTCCTAGTTCTGATGGGTTGAGCACAGAGCTGTAGATGTCGGCGGCTATGTAGCCGGTGACTGCGTCGAGTATGACGGTGACGGCGTAGTCGTGGCCGGTGCCGTGGGATGTGTCGGTCCCGGCGGCGTAGCGTTTGCCTGGCTGGAATGGCTGGTATATGTTGACGCGGACGCCATTGCCCATGGTGGGCGTTTCTACGGGCTCCTTGTTGTCTTGCTTCATCATAGTCAGGACTTCCATGTCGAAGGCGGCGAGAGCACGGGCGGGCGCGAAGGCTTCCTGCTCCGTCTCTGGGTGCTCCTTCTGGAAGAGGGCCTGGTCGGGGTACTGGGACTTGCGCTCGTCGTACCATGTCTGATCGCGGTTGGGACGCACCCTCCAGCCGAAGAACAGCTTCTTGAAACTGTTCTCTGGCGATGAGAGGTAGAGCTGCTGGAAGAGGCTCCCCATCTTGTATGGGTTGACGGTAGAGGTCATCACGAGCTGGCCATTGTTGTCGTCCAGGCCGGGCTTGACGGAGTTGTAGCAGGCGTCCAGGTACTCGTGGAAGTCGGCCTCGTCAATGACTACGAGTGTGGGGTTCAGGCCCCGACCGGCAGCTTCGGTGGACGGGAGGGTCAGGATGCGGCTGCCCGACTGGAACGTCATCTGCTCGCGGTTGTCGGGAAGGCCAAGGGGCTGCTGGAACTCGGGCGGAAGGGCCTCGTAGGTGGCGCGGGATTTGGACAGGAACTCCCACGCATCGCGCTCGCCCTTGGAGAAGACCAGGGCGAGGGCGTTGGGCGTGAAGAGCGCGTGGTGGAGGACGTAGGCGGCCAGGGTGGTGGTTATACCGATCTGGCGGGATTTGGCCCATATGACGAGGCGTTCCTCCTGAAGTGTGTCTATAGCGTCCTTGAGGTGGGGCCAGTCCTGCATTGGTACCATCCCGGTGCCGGGCTCGACAACGCGGACAAAAGGCATAAACTTGTCGAAGCTTCGCCGGGCGAGTTCGTTGGTGGCCTGGATGCCGACCTCTACCTTTTCCTCTCTGCTTGCTACCATCAGACCAGGACCCCTTCCGCCTCTATAACGCCCTCTTCCAATGCCGCCTGGGCCCCCTGGAGGGCCAGATGCTCTAGCTGTTCGACGCTGAGCTGGGCGTAGTGGTTGACGGTGCCGGTGTGCTCGACCTTGTCTACGAGCACGCCCGCGAGTTTGCCAATGACCTCGAGTGCCTTGATGGAAGCGGAGAAGTGGCCCGCGTCCCGCGCCTCCTTGCTGCGCTGGAAAAGCTCGTAAACGAGCCTGTCACGCGACCACTCCATATCGGACTGCCTGATCTCGCGCAGCTCCTCTATGCGCTGGAGGACCATAGGGTGGTGGCTCTGCTTGTAGCCCTCGCACTTGACGCCGTGTGGCGAAAGGAGCTTGGGCTGGTAGGCCTGGCGATAGGCCTCGGAAGCGTTCCCGAGCTCGACAAAGAGCCTGGCGAAGCGTTCCTGTTTGGCTGTCAGGACGCGATTACGAGTCTTCTTCATTTTCGGAGGGTAGCATATTTGCAGAGGGAGGTATAGATGTGTGTCAGATAGGGGGCCCCATTGGAGGTGGGGTCCCATTGCGGGGTCCGATCGTAAATGTATAAATATGGCGCGGCAGGCCCCGTAGTGCGACGATACCCCCCCGCCCGATGGTACCGCCGGGGTGCCGGGGTCGCCCCTGGGCAAGTTTCGGAATTCGTTGGGGGGTGGGGGTCAAGGCGGCGGACATCGGCGGCTAGACGGCCAATATGCGGCCAAAGCTCGGCCAATGTGGGCACACAGCGGCCAATACCGGCATAAATGCTTGACAGGCTCAAAACAGGCGTGCTAGTCTCAATTGAGGCACACGCCTACACAGCTTCAAGGACGGTGCGAAATGGTAGCTCGGAAAAACAAGGCACAGGCTCAGAATACAGGGAAAACTTCTAAGGTGGTGCGAAACATGACGACTAACGAACATCGGACACGCTCACAGATAGTTAAACTCGTACAATCTGGCCATTTGACGCCTGGATACCTACTCACAGTGAACGCGGATGCGAAGACTATCAAGGGGCTTAAATACGGCTATCTGACAGGCATCTTGTACGGTACGCCCGCTAACGGTTCTGGATTGTGGAATGATTGCGCATTCGCAAGCACAGAATGTATCTTCGCGTGCCTTAATCAGGCTGGCCATGGTGGTATTGGACTAGACGACGAAAACCTTAACGACGTAACGCGTGCCAGGCTTGTGCGCTCGGCATTCTTCCACAAGCAACGTGATGCTTTTTGGACATTCTTAATCAAGGATATTGAGCGCGTAATCAGGCACGCAGCACGACTAGGTTTAAAGCCTGCTATACGCTTGAACGGCACCACAGATGTTAAATGGGAATCAACACCAGTAACGAAGAATGGTATCCGCATAGCAAATAACATATTTGAGCTATTCCCGAGCGTGCAATTCTATGATTACACCAAATATCCATACGCTAAGAGGCCGAATTCGTCGCTGCCTGCGAATTATCACCTAACTTTCAGCCGTAGCGAGACCAACGGCGCGGACATCGCCGAGAATCTCGAGAACGGCCGAAACGTAGCGGTGGTCTTCGGAATATCGAGTACCAGTAGCGCACCACTGCCAGCAACATGGGAAGGCGTGCCAGTGCTTGACGGCGGACTATCTGACCTTAGATTTAAGGATGCAAGCGGACATGTTGTAGGTCTCAAATTCAAAGACTCCAAGGGAATAGGCAAAGCGACTACCAAAGCGCAAAGGATGCAAGATGCGATTGACGGGGGCTTCGTCGTCAAGGCATAGGTAATAAGAGCCACACGGAGCGATTTAAAGCCCCTGGCCAGGCATGGTGCGTCATAGCCTGGCCAGGGAATAAAACATACGGAGAATTGAGTGATGGAACTGCAATCCTATGATCTAATCGTCGTGAATACTTCAGCGGGAAAAGACAGCCTGGCGATGCTTGATTACGTCCACACCCTGGCCACGTCTCAAGGTGTCGCCGACAGGCTAGTGGCCGTCCATGCCGACCTTGGCCGCGTCGAATGGCAGGGCACGCGGGAATTAGCCGAGACCCAGGCGGACTTTTTCGGAGTACGTTTCGAAGCCGTATCAAGGCCACAGGGTGACCTATTGGAACACGCCAAGGAGCGCGGAAAATGGCCGAGCAGCACCACGCGGTACTGTACCTCAGACCATAAGCGCGGCCAGGTGGGGAAGGTCATCACGGCCTTGGCCAATGAGCGGTACAGGTACAAGCCGGTGAAGGTGCTCAACTGTATGGGCTTCAGGGCACAAGAGAGCGACGCCAGAGCCAAGCGCGAAGTGCTCGCCAGGGACACCAGGCAGACCGGAGCCGGGACTAAGAAAGTGGTGGACACCTGGCTTCCCATCCTGGCATGGACTGAGGCGGACGTATGGACGGCCATCGAGGCCTCTGGGGCACCATACCACCCGGCGTATAACCTGGGGATGCCCAGGCTCTCGTGTGTCTTCTGTATCTTCGCTCCGAAGGCGGCTCTGGTGCTGGCCGGGAAGCACAATCCCGAGCTTCTGGCCGAGTACGTCCAGGTGGAGCAAGAGATAGGGCACAGGTTCACGGTTAAGCTGTCCATGGCCGAGGTCGCCCAGGCGGTGGCAAGTGGTGAGAATACCGGGGAAATGACCACCTGGAACATGTAGACATTGGACGCTGGCAGATGATAATATTAAGTGGGGCCGAAACACGGCCCCGAGGAGAGGCGACCATGACACGAGCAGAACTACTGAATTATGTGGCAGACATGTTAGGACACGAGGAAGCGGCCCAGCGGATAGTTAAGCGGATAGTTAATCAGTTAGGTGATAACGATTTGGGCGATTGGACATTAATCCAAAGATTGATGCAAGAAGAGATTGACGCCTAAGAGTCGATAACCTGCCAGGAAGAGCTAGGGAAGAGCCGAGTGGGGAGCGCGGAATCGCAGACTTCCCAGGTTAAGTGTTGAGACCAAATAAAATAGAACGGAAGGACGGTGCGATATGAGCGAGTTACAGAATATCCTCAGCCAGTTTTTCGGAGTGAGTGTGCGACCAGTCCAAAAGGAGAGATACACCAAGCACGTCGAGTATTGGATACACAGAGGACAAGACGAAGATGACCCCAAGGCGGGAATCGAAATCCTAAACGGAGACCAATGGCGCAAGGGTAAAGCGATAGCCGCCAACCCACCTGACGATGTGTTTCTGGTTGAGCGCGTGTTGGTTCCAGACAGCGGACTCTTTGAATATCAGACCTTATTCGAAAGGTCGTAGAGAGTCGATAACCTGCCAGCCAGGCAGGTCTGCCAGGGTTAGCCGCCTGGTACTGATGAGACAGGCTACGAGGTGCGACATGGCGAGCAAGGGACGGATAATCACTACCAAATTCCCAGGGAAGTGTGCCGAGTGTGGCGAAGAGATACCAGTAGGGGAGCCAGTCCGGTGGTATGGCCGGGGCCGGATATATGGCCTGGTGTGCCACGCTGCCCCTATCGTGGCCGTCCAGAGCATGGCAGTGGGCCGGTGCGAGGATGCGCCCTGCTGTGGCTGCTGTGACCCCGCTGGGGCCGTAGCGTTGGGGATACGAGACTACGGATTCATGGACTCTGACTGGGCATAGACTCTGGTAATTAAATCTATAGGACGGTGCGACATGGCAGTACAGTACTCGGAGACCCAAGCGATACAGGTGGCAAGCGAGTTGACCAGGCTAGACCTGGACGGGTGGACTTACCGGCCCGAGCCGGTGGTATCCCAGGAGGTCATGGTGGCCGGTGTACGGCTCCAGCCCCATGTGGCCGTGGTGGCGGTCTACGATGAGAGGGGAGACTTTGTGGACTACCTGGGCCTCCACCTGGTACCCACTGAGGCGGAGCGGCTAGTGGTGGCGTCATGCCAGTGCATCAGCCCCCACTACAAGCACCAGGTGTGCTCCAGTATTTAACCCCTGCTACTGGTGGGCTGACATCACCGTGTGTCAGCCTACCCCAGCAGTGGCTAACAGCCGCTGACATTAGACCTAGAGGTGCGAACCGTGACAACTATCAAAGCAGGCCCAATCAATCCCGAGACCGGCGAGAAGGAGCCGATATTCATAGAGCATCTGGAAGTACCCGACGTGTACACCATAGCCATGCACCTGGATAAGGCGATTGGGGATAAGGTACTAGAACTCTGGCACCTGGCCCACGATATGAAGAACTTCATCCAGGAAGAGGGCCGGGTACGTGAATACCCAAGACGGGAGGTTGATAACTTTGCAGCAGTCCATTGGAGTGTCGAAGACCTGCAAACCAGACGGCCAGCATGGAGTGAGGAGTCCTGCGTCGCCTGGTGGCGTAGCAACGAGGGGCATGTACAAGACCCAATGGTGGAAGGCGGCTGGGAAAGCATAGACACCCTGTTATCAATGGCAGACCTTTGCCGGGGATGTGGGCTGAAGGACGAGGAAACCGACCACCTATGCGGCGACTGCGCGGCGGATGATGACCTACGCGAATGTGAGGACTGCGACAACATCTTCCGCAAGAACCCTGCCAACCCTGATGCCACCCATTGTGGGGCTGGCTACCTCTGGGACGCTGAAGATATCTGCGAGCAAGCTTGATCCTTGCCATATGCGGTTGGAGCTACGGTTCCAACCGCCCTGGCAGTGGCTAAGCTACTGACACTTTGGAGGTGCGACTATGGCTGGACTAAAAGACGGGACCCTACGGATCACGGTGACCGAGGCGGCGTTGCAGATGCTGGGGAAGCAGAGCGAGGCCTTCCACCAGCGCGGTGGGTATCTCGGTGGCGTCACTGGCCCCAACCAACTGAGGCCCGAGTACCTGGCCCAGTGCGACAAGTGCCTGACCTTCATGGCCAGGGAAGAGGTGGGGTATCGGGATGAGAGCCGCACCGAGTGCCGGGACTGCCACGAGCATGATTGGCGGTGTGAGGAGGAGTTTGGTGAGGACAACCTGCCCGAGGAAGGCGCACCACTGTGTGACTATCATGCGGATAGTCCAGGGTGGGATGAATGCACAGATGGCCAGGAATGCAGCCACCGGAGCAAAACGGAAGACTAGGGTTGCGGGTTGCCGCCGGTGCGCTGGGTCGACAGCGCACCTGGGCAGCGTCCAACGCTGACATTTTGGAGGTGCGACTATGTTAGACCGATTAGGGGGCAAACTACTTCAGTGGGCAGGGCTGGATAGCCTGAGAGAGCGGTTCACCAGAGGGGAGTTCCTATGGGCTGTGGGGCTGTCGGCAATGTCGGCATTCACCCTGGGGATCATCCTAGTGCTAGTAACTGGCGGTGTGACATGTTAGGACAGACCGATGCCAAGGAGCTCTACAACCTGTGGGAGCGGGTGACCAACCGGATGGGGTCTGAGGACATGACGCCTCACCTGGTCGAAAAGCTGAACCGGGAGCATCCCACCCTACGCCAGCAGATGGTGGCCATGATGGTGAGCTTACTAAATGGCCTGGACACCAAGCATGGCTGTGACGCCCGATGTGAGGCTTCCTGTGCGTTCCTGGTTCAGTTCCAGGGCTGGTTAGATGATTACAACGCGCTCATCGATGACCGGCTCTACATCGGCCCCAAAGGAGAGATTCGGTTCCCGTTCATCTAGCTTTTGTGTGACCCTCCAGCCTGTCAGCCACGGTTGGCAGGTTGGGTGGCCCGGCGGAACCGGGTACATAAGAGGAAGGTGCGAATCATGGCAGATACAGACCAGCCCAAGGCAAAATTCCAAGAGGTTGAACGCTTCACTTTTGCGGAGGTGAAATGGAGTATCGGGGACGTACAGACCTTGCGGCCAAATTGGAATGATTCAAAGTGCTACAACTTCCTGGTGGACAATGGTAAGTACCTACAAGAAGCCATGTTGCTGGCTGGATGGGAAGCTATGAAGGAATTACTGGAAGATTGCTAGGTTAGACCCTTGCCGCCGGTGCCAGGAGCTACGGCTCCTGGTGCTAGGGCAGTGGTAGGAACCACTAGCATTTTAGGAGGTGGGCAGATGCCTGCAAATATCACGGTAACCGGAGACAAGGCTGAGATGATGTACGTTGGACGGACACCCTGGCATGGGCTGGGACAGAAGCTCGAGCAGGTCGCGACGGCGGAGGAAGCCATAGCGGCGGCGGGACTGAACTGGGAAGTAGCCATGGAGCCGGTCTTCGCTGCGACCCCGCTACACAGGTCTCTCCGAGAGGAGTACAAGGCGACCAAGGCCAACCTGAGTGACAAAGAGAAGCTGGAGCTGTTGGCCAGAATGCAGAACAGCTTCGAGGAGATACCTGGGAGAAGGGCGGCGGTTAGATCAGAGCCGCGCAAGCATTTCGGGATATTCTCGAAGCAGTACAAGCCCCTCCAGAACCGGGACGCCTTCCGCTTCTTTGATAATGTCGTGGGAGCCGGTGAGGCCATCTACCATACGGCGGGAAGCCTGGGTGGCGGTGCCAGGGTCTGGATACTGGCCAAGCTGCCAGGGGATTTGAAGTTGTCCAATAGCGAGGTCATAGAGAAGTACATCCTCCTCTGCAACAGCCATGATGGGAGCCTGGCGGTGACCATGAAGCCCACCTCCATAAGAGTGGTGTGCCAGAACACTCTCAGCGTGGCCATGGGCCGGGAGACGGATAAGTTGTTCAGGGCCATCCACACCACCAATGTCATGGACAGGGTCAACCAGGCCAGGGAAGCTCTGGGGCTGCAAGAGGCCTACTTCGAGATGATGATGCGCGGCATCGAGCGGCTGGCCGATACCAGGATGCAGGAAGCCGAGGTGGAGCCGTTCCTGGTCAAGCTCTTCGACCAGGAAGAGAATCCCCAGAACATCGGCACCAAGATGCGGAACAACATGGACAAGGTGGCTTCCCTGTTCTATGGCGGCACGGCTACGTTTGGCGAGACCAGGTGGGACATGCTGAACGCGGTCACGGAATACACCGACCACTGGCGCGGGAGCAGCAGTGAGAAGCGGCTGGACGCTGCCTGGTTTGGGTCTGGCAAGATTCTCAAGCAGACCGCTTGGAACATGCTGGCTCCCACGCAGGTCACCAGTGTCTAGTCAACCCAGAACACCCTGAGACCCTGGAAGGCCTCGCAAATCGGCTCTGAGAGCCAATGCGAGGCCATCCCCATTTGATGGAGATGTGATGGAAAGCAAGACGATACAGAGTTATTTCGATGAATGCATAGCAGTACTCACTGGCATAAAAGGGGCATTGGATATCAACTCAAGTACCTGTGAATGCTGTGGCCAGAAGAGCCAGGACAATTGGCGGGAATTCCAAGCCGCTGAAGCCCTGGGAGGGGCCATAACGCGGATACAGAAAGCGGCTGGGTTAATCCGCTCTGAGTTGCATGAATCGATAATACTGAAGGAAACGTGATGACCAGGTACGTCACGGTAACCCTAACCGAGAAGGAAGCCCAAGCCCTCTCCTTCGCCGCTTGGGGCTTTACGATGGACTTTGGCGATACCCCAGGTGACCAAACGATGAAGGCGGCGATGAGAGGCAGGAAGAGGATTAGACGAGCGGTCTTTAACGAGGTCTACGAAGAGGCCGAATGGAAACGCTACCTGAACGCCTATGAGGAGGTATAAATGGCGTATGACCACATGGCGCACCTACGAGCGGTAGCCAAGAGATGTCTAGCCTGTGATGTGCTGATGATTGGCACCAGCCTGGCCGACAGGCAGAAATACTGCTCTCCCGAATGTCGGAAAGAAGCCTATAAGAAAGCAAGGAGCTAAGAAGTGAAGACTAAACGAGCGATGAAAGAGTACAAGTGCTACCTGTGCAAAGACGCGATACCGAAGGGCCAGCAGTACGCCAGGAAGAGCATCCTCCTGGGCTATAGCGGAACCTGGGGACATAGCAAGGACTGCAAATGTTGCGGGGGCGTGATGCCCCAGTGGGCCTACAGTGAACCTATGCGGACTACGGAGCCTGTCTGCGAAAGTTGTGCCAATGGCAAGGAGGGATAGGTGATAATCAACTGCAACGTACACGGCATAAAAGCTGAAGACTCGTGCCCTCAGTGCGAGCTGGACAACCCGTACTGGCGGCGTTGTCTTTCGATCCATGTGGAGGTGCTGGACTCCTGGTTGGACCCCGAGAGGGTAGGGACCGTGGAGGATAGGGCCGAGGGCTGGAAGCAGATATTGGATGACATTAAGAAAGCCATAAAGGAGGTGCAACGGAAGTACAGTGGCGGCCCCACAGTGGATATTGGGTGGGAAACTGACCCAGAGGTAGCCTAGACCCATAGAGGCCTTGTAAATTGGCTCTGAGAGCCGCTACGAGGCCTTTTCTATTGGAGGATTATGGTAGAAATCAAGAAAGTTAAGTGCCCGGCATGTGAATATGCCTGGACACCCAGGGTGGCGAAACCAAAGCAATGCCCGGCGTGCAAATATCTGATACGAGGGAGGGAATGGAATGCTGAATAAATCGCCCATAGAGCAAGAGATACAGGAACTTGT